TGTCCGGCTTCTTTTGTAAAATATATTCATTTTCTATTTTTGAAATTATTTGATTATATATTTCTTCAAATACAATTTTATTATCTGTTTGAGTTGCGATTTCTTTCTTTTTTATATATTTCAACTGATTATTTTTATAATATTTTATATCTTGTATAAAATTATTACCATCTAATAGCGCCATAATAATATAATTTTTTGTTTTAATTGTTTCAACGCATTTATTTATATATTCTCGTCGAACATCAGCATTATAAATCTGCGTCAAATTCTTCCCAACAGTCGAATAAGCATTATAAAATACAGCTTGTTTATCTTGATACACTTTATATCCATTAATTCCCAATCTTTTTATAAATTCACTATCCGCCCCAAATCTATTATCATGATAATACCCAATCTTATTAAATAATTTTCTATAAAAAATATAATTATAATAATTCGACTTCTTTATCTCAATTATATTATCAATATTATTTTCATAAAATATCCGATTAAATCCAGTCCCATATCCCCAGTATAATAATTTATTTTTATTTAACTCCTCTAATTTTTTAACCTCATAATCATATTTTTCCGGCAAAACATAATCATCCCCATCAACAAATCCAATATAATATCCACTTGACATTAATATTCCTAAATTCCTACAATAATATGTCCCACTATTAATTTGAGTAGAATATATTTTAACGCGCACATTATTCCCAAAATTCTGTAATAATATATTCATTGATTGGTCAGTTGAACAATCATCTACAACGACAACCTCCAAATTCTTATATGTATTATTCAAAATAGAAAGAACTGTCTTTTTAATATGAGCCTCATTATTATAATTAGGAATAATAACAGATATTTTTCGATTATTTATTTTATATTTTATTTCAATCTGATTCATTATTTTTATACAACATTCATTTAATATTGTTATCTTATATTTTAATATATCCTCCAATTTCAATTTTATTAAAATGTCATAATCATTCCATATTATTATCTTATTTTTATTTGAAATTACTCTAACAAAACAATTTTTATCAAGAAAATATTTTATTATATCCATATTCTATTTTATAAAAATTTAATCAATTCTGAACTATTATATCCCGAAAATAATTATATAAATCAGTAGAAACTTTATACCAACTATAATTCTTCTTTATATACTTCTTTAATAATAAATACGTTTTATCATCCAACTCAGTTTTAATTTTGAACATATTTTTTGATAAAATATTAATGATGTTTGTTGTATCAATTTGATTTTTATATAATCCAGCGTTGTCCCGAATAACAACAGAATCAACATAATATATATACGGTTCTCCTCCATTTTTATATATTGGGTCAATATAATCACTGGCGCTTCCAGTCCTCGGGACTAAAACTCGTAAACCCGACGCCAACGCCTCCAACATTGTCAAACCAAATCCCTCCGCTAAATACGGCGATATATACAAGTCAGACGCATTAAATAAATCATTTATTTCTGAATAATTGAGCGTCCCATCTATAAAAATAATGTGGGATTTTAAAGTGGTCGTATTATAACCAAGATGGTTCATATAAGCATCCACAAACTCCCGCGATTTATAAAGGTCCGTCATCCCCTTTAATAACAACTTGAACGGTAATTTTTGGATGATAACCAAATTATAGAAGGCCTCCAATATCAAAAAAATTCCCTTGTTCATTGTCATTGCGCCAATATTTATTAATAAAATGTCGTTGTCGAGAACATTATATTTGCGCCTTATTTGTTTGCGGGTTGAGTCATTCGAATGACGATAAAAAATAGAAGTATCAACACCATGAGAAATGATACGGTTGCGGGTTTTATCTTCTAAGAACAGAGTCATACCCCGCGATGACCACTCCGACGGCGCCGTAAAATAAAAGTTCGGATTTTTAATTAAATAACTTCTGATGTCTTGTTTGGGGTCGTGATTAAAATAACTATTATTAAGAACAGCGAACTCACTCGTGTAAAAAACGCAAACTGGTGTTTTCGGAATTTGTGGCTGTTCCAAATTATAAGGATACGTCTGTCTATATATAATATCAACCTTCTCACCGTTATATGGCTTTAAATTTTTGAGTATTCTATTATATTCTTTGGAATAAGTCAGTTTTTGATTATTTTTCCAATTTACATCGTGGTATGAACACTCACGAACATAAAAAATAATCTCATTTGTCTTATTTGGACCATACTGTTTCCACAAATGAACCAGTAAAAATGCTAAAACATTTCCATATGAATGTTGTAAAAGACGCCATCCATCAAATAATACACTTATCATTGATAAAATATATTATACTACTTTTTTTATGTTTATATTTGCGTTTATATTACTAAATTTTCCATGTCATCTATTAAAGCCATTCTTATATATTTCTTGTTTTTAATATCATATTTTGCTTTCATTAAATATTTTATTCGTTCTTTACTACGAATTATACATGTCAAATTTTTGTTATAAACTGTGTTAGCAAAATATTCGGGAGTCCTTACATTATAATCCTTAAAATATAAATATTTATTAAAAATCATTCTCTCTTCAAGCTCAGTATCAGCTCCAAAATTATTATCATGATAAAATCCAATGTAATTATATAACCGACGTCGAAATATTGTTATATAATACGGCGTCATAATATGTTTTAATGGTTCATAGTTTTCATTCATATATATTCTTGAAAATGGTCTCTGATAGGCCCAATATTGGCAGTTAATTGGATTACTCAACCAGTCATACATACGTTTTATTAATTTCGGCCCAATATAATCATCTCCATCCACAAAAAAAATGAAAGAACCCTTTGAAAGAAGTATCCCTTTATTCCTACAATAATATGTCCCACAATTATTTTTATTAACAAATAAACTTATTTTTTTAGATTTAATTTCATTTTTAAATTGGGTTTTTATTATTTTTACTGAATCATCTGTGGATTTATCATCTACTATTATTATTTCTATATTTTTATACGTGCTTTTTAATATTCGCGTGATTACCTCTTTTATGAAATATTCATTATTATAATTTGGAATAATTACTGATACTATATTATTCTCTATTTTATATTTTTCTTCTATTTTGTGTTTTATATCTTCCATAATCTGATTAATATCAATTGATTCATTTATTTTGTATTGTTGTATTATATCAATATCATTCCATACAATTATTTTATCTTTTTTTTTATTTAAAAAAACCCTTGAAAAAAATGGGACTGATGATAATTCATTTTTTAAAGATTCAACAATTTCTGTCATAATTTTGTTTAGATATTATTAATATTATATAAACAAAATATAGAAAATGGAAAAAACGGAAAAAACTGAAAAAACGGAAAATGTATCAATTGTAAAAAATTACATTGCTCCGCTAACACTTATGATTATTCTACCTGTTCTATTAATTCTCCTTCTAAAAAAATACGCGACAACATCTTCCAAAAATATATACCCAAATACTTTTTCCCTTGGAGTTTTAATTGTTCTCCTATTATGGGGATACTCATCTATCAAATTGTTCCCCAAAAATTTCGAAGGACCCACAAACCTCGACGGAACTACCCCCAAATATCAAGGAAATGGATTTGTCTTCTGGGCAATAACTACGATAATAACTGGGATTATCTGCTTCTTTGTTCCATCATTCCCTATCAAATTTACCGAAAATTTCATCTCTATTATTATTACTTTCGCTGTATTCGGATTTATATTCGTCTTCTATCTATACTTCAAAGACCGAAACACATATTGGGATAAAAATGAAGACGATAAAAAAGGATACTCCGATGTATTCCGCTTTTATAGAGGCCTCTCATTCCATCCCACTGTCAGAGGCGTCGATGTCAAACAACTCACCAACTGTCGCTTCGGTATGATAGGTTGGCAAATAATAATAACAATATTCGCCTTTTTCAGTTATTATAACTACGGCTTCAATACCGCAATGTCTGTCTCATTCATCCTCCAATCTCTATATATCGCCAAATTCTTCTTCTGGGAAACCGGATACTTCAACACACTCGATATAACCCTCGACCGCGCCGGATATTATATCTGCTGGGGCTGTATAGTATTCGTCCCCGCCTTTTACACATTCGCCTCCTACTATTTAGCAAATAATCCATCCAAGGTTTCTCTTAGTGTAGGGGCCCTATTTTTGGCGCTTGGGGTCGCCTTTATATGGCTCAATTACGACGTTGATGCGCAAAAGGAGGCATTTAAGAAAGATAATGATGTTATGATATGGGGCAAAAAAGCAGAATATATTTCTGATGCGACGGGGGACCGGAAACTTCTGACGAGCGGTTGGTGGGGCGTCAGTCGCCACATTAACTATGTCTTCGAAATTGGCCTGTCAGCCTGTTGGTGTGGGGTCGCCCTCAAATTACCTCCTCTCGCATACCTCGCATATATTATCATACTACTCGTTCATAGAACATTCCGCGATGAGGAAAAATGCGTGAAAAAATACGGCAAATTATGGAAACAATATCGCAAAAAAGTGAGATATTACATGATTCCCAAAATATTCTAATTCGGAAAAAAGTGATTTTAAAAAAATATAATATTTAAAGTATGTATAATTATATTCCCAAAATGAGTTCTAATAACCAAGAATATGAGGTATCAATTGAAGCCGGAATCGGTGTAGGAAAATCAACAATTCTCGCGATATTATTGAAAAAATATGGTGATAAATTCAATATTATTTTTGAACCACTTCAAGAATGGCTCGAAAAATATAGCGACGGAAAAACAAATATTCTCAATATGTTCTACTCCGACATCCAAAGATGGGGATACACTTTCCAAATGAACGCATTTATGACCAGAATCCAAAAAATCAAGAATGAGCGCGTATCAGGGAAAATTAACCTGACAGAACGAAGTATTTTGAGCGATTACCGCATCTTCGCAAAAATGCTATTTGACGACGGTAAAATAACCGCGGTCGAATGGAAATTATATGATGATTGGTTCAATTGGTTGAGCTACGAATTTAATAGTGTCCCCAAAAAAATTATATACCTCAGATGCGACCCAGAGGTCGCGTTTCAGAGAATACACAAGAGGAACCGCTGTGAAGAATCTGGGATTACATTCGAATATATTGAGAAACTCCATAAATATCACGATGATTGGCTACTGAACGAGAAAGAAATTCCTGTTCTCGTTATTGATGTGAGTTCAGACTTTGAGGGGGATGATGTGAAAGTTAATGAAATCTATGCGAAAATTATGGATTTCATATAGGAGTGTATTTTGTTATTGAATATTTCGGAACAATAACTTATTTATTATAATTAATTTTTAATTCAAAATAGGATTGAAGTTAAACATGATATTCATTTTTTGATAAATAATGATGTTCCGCACGACAACAAGGACACATCTCTTTCTTTGTTTTTTCATAGGTTGTCATAAGCTGTAAAACGATACAGTTCTGACAAAAAGAATGACCACACGGAATAATCTTAGTCGAACAATCATCATACTTACAAATGGGACAAATTTCTTGGAGTTTTGTGTCTGTATCTTCAAGTTTTTCAAGAAATGGAATCGTTTTTATCAATGAATCAATCTCATCCTGCGAACTGTCTTCATCGTTAATCAGCTCAAATAACATCTCATATACGACCCGATTTTTCCAACTGAAAATTTGGTCTTCATATATGTCAAGTTCAATTGTTGGAATGCGCGATTGTATCAAGAGCGCACACTGAATATAATTGTGTTCGACTACGGATTCCATCAGTTGATTTATATATTTTGTTCGGTCATCCGCAAAAACAGTGTTTATATGATGAAATATATGTTCAAATAACAGGCGAAAACCCGTATATAATCCATCTCTTACTAATTGTTGAGAACATTTCATAACAGATGAAATATTAATCGATATTTTTATTTCTTCCCAGAATGAATGAACCAAATCAATCCTCTTGAAATAAGTAAAAATCGAATAAATTGAGAGTAATATGATTGAATCATCTTTATACTGATGGGAATAAGAAATCAACTTGTTAATTTCATCAATCCCCAGTTTTGATTTATCGCGCCCGTTTAAAATACAATGTAAATTATCGATGCGTTTATTAAACAATTTTCCTGTTAAACAAATTTGTGTGTGTTCAATTGTATTCATAGCATAATCGCAAAATTGGCAAATGTTGGTAATTGTAAAACCACGGGCCCTATATTTTTTGACCCGTTGAATAATTTTTGAATTAAATTGAATTTTCTTATTTGTTATACAACTTTCGCACATACACGGTTTGGTTAATAGGGTCCCTCGTTTTTCCAAAATGTCGATTTTCATTGTCCTCAAATAATAAATAGTGTTATTTGATACAACAACCGAACAAAATGATAAATCAACAGCACTCGCCAAAATTGAATAATTTGGATTCTCTCCAATATTAACCAATTGGAGTTTGCGTTGGATTCCTCCATTTAGTTTGACTACGTATTCAGTCAAACCTTTTATCTCCAAATTCGCATATGACTTTTTTTTCACTATCGGAATTGTCCTAACTAAATAAACCATTGGACACGTTTTCAAAAATAAGATTATTTTACTGTAATCTTTGCTGAAACAATAAATATCAAAATCACGGGCGTCCCACGATTTATTTGGGGTTTGGGTTGCGGTTTCGTTTGCCGTTGCACCGGTCGGAGGGAGAATGACGTCGTGTAATACGGAACTTCCTCCCCAACACGCATCCGGAAATATATTCAATAGTTTTCTTATATATTCATTTATTCTTGAATTGTCCAATAAAGGCTCACTTTCCATAAAAGTTGGAAATAGAGTTAGATTCGGATTCTGAGTCTTACTTGGTTG